ATGACGAATTCTGGGCAGACTTGTTGGAATATTGCCCTGTGTGTGGTGGGAATCCTATTTACAACTGCCACAGCCCAGGCAGTTCCGGTTGTCCCAAACTTCACACAGGGCTCGATGACGAGCACAACGGAATCAACGAGTACAATAACTGAGACAATAAATTCAATTGACTATAATACCGGTTATACATATACTGTAACTGGTACTAATATTAAGTCGAATGCAGGTTTGGCACCATCATCGGTGACAGGTCAAAGCAATACTAATAATGGAGTGACTTCGACATGGACAGGATTGAATATGAACAACAGACCGACATTCTCCCTAGAAACTCCGGGTGCTCCTTTCCAGTTCGTGGAATCATACACCGGTCCAGGAATGGCAACACAAACAATAATTCAAAGAGAGCAAACAATACAAAGCGTAACCACTTCTACAAGTATCTTCTCACAATAGTACTGGGATTACCAACACCAGCATTGGCAAACACAGATGTTGGTGGTGTCAGTGCTACTGCCAATCCTGTTGCTAACTCGTCGGGTAGCGTTACCAACCAAGCGATTCAAGTTTTACAAGGACCTTATATCACCAATACATACGGTGATGGTATAAGTTGTCAGGGGAGCACTCTGAACATAACACCATATGTGACAGGTGCATTATCTCAACAACATCCGTTTGAACACATGTATGATAATCCCGTCTACAATAATGTAGATGGAGATGATGATGGCTTGCCTGATAATCCAGGAGAGATTTTATATTATGTTCCGACCAGAACAGGAATGACAAACACCTCAAATATTTCAGCAGGTTTCTCTGCAACTCTGTCTATTCCAATGAATAAAAAGCAACAGGAGTTGTGTGAGAAAGCAGCAACAACTCACAACGAATATCGTGCTCAACTACTTGCTAACAAGAGATTAGATTTTGAGATCGCCAGACTTAAGAATTGCGGAGAATTATATAAACAAGGAATAATGTTTCATCCCAGAAGTCCGTACTTTAAAGTCTGTGCTGATGTGGTGGTGATGAATAAGAATGCGATTGCACCTCACTATCATCCTATTTCCCCCTCGTCATCCTCCGCAAAGCCCGAATCGCCTGTGAGCGTTCGCGCTGAAGATCTCGGCGCTCCTTTAGGGATTCAATCTTCTGCTTCTTCCCAATAAGTTTTTGTACTTTACCAATAACTTTTTTGATTACTGGTTTGATAACCTTTAACAGCAAATCAGCAAGAGGTTTTGCAAGCAAAGCAGAACTAGTTGCAACAATAGCAATACCACCAGTAGTCGCTGCGACCTGTGGTGCTGGTAAGTATTGTGCCGTCCAAGGAATATCCTCATAGAGAACCACACAGATTTCACCTTGTAGTTCAAAACCAGAGACTCTCTCTTTCTGGTTCTGTGCTACATCACCGATGCGTGGTGCATTGGGTGGAGGACATTCAACTTCCTCATCTACTTGAGGAATAGCATCAGTAGGAACCTCAGGTGCAGGAGGAGTTTCTGGTGCTTCGACTGGAGGTGGTTCGGGTTCCTCTTGTTTGTATATTAAATCTTCAGGAGTATAATCCATCGCATTGTAGGATGGATACTCATTAGTGCAAAGTATCTTCGTTCCTTTTGGATCGTCTTCTGCTAGTTGCGGACCTCCATCAGGATGAGATTCTACACAACCAGGCATGTTGACGATAGGACTACCAATCTCAACTACTGTTGGGATATCAATAAAATTAACCACGGGTGGAGCGATTTCCCATACCCGTGCCCGTGGTATTCCTTGATCTGGGATTACAATATTACGAACCCCGATATCGGGGATATTCATCAGAAACCTGAAGGAGGAACACCAGGAATAGCACCACCAGTGGCAGATGGCACTTCAGGAACTGCATTATCCAACATACCAGGAAGTGCATTTGTGATTGCTTCTGTTGCGTGCTTGGTGACTTGTTCTTTCACACCTTCAATCAGTGCTTCTCTATTTAAAAGAAGATAACCAGCACCACCGATGAGAGATGCACTCCCAACAAATGATACGACTGCTAGTACGTTAATTACTTTTTGCATCTTCAGAATCCTCTATAATGTCTGTAATACTATGAACATAATTTTCTTTAGAGAGTGCCACTGTCGCACACTCCTTCCCATCTACAAAAGATCTTGCTTTAGTAGGCCATGTCATTTCCATGGTGATAGTCAATAATGTAATAAATCCAAAAATGAAAATATGACTAATCATGATTATCATCATACTGCATTATATAGACGATAACATATATAACTCCCGCAAGAAGTAAGAGAAGCATAACAATAATGCTCCACGTTACATCAGTTACTTCATTCAGCGGTTTCAGAAATAGATTCATCTTCACAATCCCTCATCATTGTTGCTACTTCACCACCTATATCTGCACCAGTATCCTGTCCTAACATCACTGCCCAACCAGATATCAACCAACCAACATAAGGAATACTGGTGAAGATAGGAGCAATCCCAGCTCCGACACTAGCACCTACCATCCTTCCTGTTGATTCTCCAGCGCCCTCCGCTTTGATACATTCTAGGTTTTGGGCACTTAACTTTCCCTCGGCACCTCCACCCATGTGGCGGGCACCATCCATAGTATACTCTTCTTCTCTTATAATTACTGAATTGCCACCGATTCCAAAGAAACCATTGTTCTTATCGACATGCTTACGCACACCAAGCACCTTTGGATCATTGGCATTATATTGTATTCTATATCCATCTTTACCTGCCTCTACACTATAAGAAGTGTAGTCTCCTACAGGCAAGTTTATAATGGGAAGGTCATTCCTGTTTATCAGATGTCCTAATATACCAATGTGGGCAACACCAAACAGTGTACCCACACTCAGAACTACCCACTTAAATGGTTGGTTTGACTGGTGGTTCATCACTACCTCTTCCAATAGTAATAGGTGCCTGTTCGATACGAATCGTTTGAGCAGGAGCAGTTGCCGATGCCTTCTCAATCAGTTTCTCCATGTCTGCCTTGGAGATTCCTCCTCCACCACCAGCAGCACCACCATTCTTGCCTTTCGCAGTCTGAACCCCGAAGGTAGCTAAAACTCCAGTGAAGACGGATGCGATGAATGTCGGATCAAGTTTTTGCTCTGGGATTCCGAGTGCTGGAGGGAGTTTGATGTATGCCAGCGTAAGTATACCCCCGCTCCACACAAGAATACCAAGGCGGACAAAGGTACTAAGAATAGCCAGTTGCTCTTCAGAGTCCTCAACTTTTTCCTTGAGTTTTCCCAACGGACCCTTCTTTTTGGGTTCATCTTTCTTGACTTCCTCGGACATTTGCAGAAAGCATGGCAGCTTTATTTAGCGTCTTGGATATCTATCTTCGGGAAAATACAAATCATATGGAAGACTATAATGTCCCATATTCATATAATAACAGTCAAGAGTTCTTAATTCTTCGATGGGAGTTTTGTTTTCTTTATAGACACTAAACTCCATGATATTCTGACATTTTTGAACCACAGAAGTGGGAACCTGAACAGGTTTTTTCGTGATAGGACTAGTGATAAACACTGGTGCCAGTGCAGCAATCAAAAAATTCATTTAATGTACCCATTTTCACGCAACCACTCACCAGTCATAGGAGTTGGTTCATAATCAGTCCACATAGTTCCAGCGGCACAAGATTCAAGAGCTGCTAATGTCATCCCTTCAGTTCTACCTGCCCATTGTGCTTCTGCTTCCCATGGCACAGCATTAGCAGGATAAGTGCGTTCAGCCATCACACGCCACAACATCGGAACAGCTTCTTCAGGTTTAATGATGGCAATCATATTGTTCTTGATAGAACCTGCCATACAGTCCTGTGCAGCGTGCCAACCCTCATGACGCATTACCATCATTAGTGCAGAAGGAGTATCCATATACTTTTTGTTCAAATAAAAGTTATTAGATACTGTATGATAGACACCACGATGTCCTACAGGAAAATACTTCTCTGGTGCTAGAAACACTTTAACTCCGACTGCGTTAAGGGAGCGAAGCATGTTGTTGAACTCATTAGTAACAAAAGTAAACTCATCAACATTAGGATAATTACTAGAGATGTCCAAAAGACTAGTGACTTCTTCGACTCCATCGGTACATTCGCGAACTAACATACACCCCATAGCGTCCATTGTATTGTAACCCTTGGTGATTCTAGAGTCATCTGCAAGTGCAGGAACAGAAAGTGATGCTGCTGCCAGCATACCCATAATAATTTTTTTCATGAATAATAAGCTTGATAATACTTTACGATTCCAGATGTGCTGACATGCCCTTGAGAAACCCAATCATGACAGCAAGTAGTGATACTCTCCATAGTATAGCGTGGTTCACCGTTTTCTGCAGTTACACTACCAAATTTATTTAAAAGGATTGCATAAACCTTTCGACGAAGTTCCATGCGTTCCTCATTATAGCGCCAGTCTTCATTCATCGAAACTGTCCCATACCATTACCAGAGTTCCAACCACCTTCTTGGAAATTTTCAGAACCACCTTGCGATTCTTTCACAGTATTCCAACTTCTGGTT